GGGCGCGCCCCCGCCCTTGTGCACCATGCTCAACTGAATGCAGGCGTCTGCGAGGTCGGGCGCGCCTACATCCTCGGAATGAAAAAAGGGGTGATTGCCCACATACAGTCGACGAGATCGCGGGGGTCCATCTTCGCGAGGACGGGCGGCTGCACCCCAGAGAGGCGAAAGATCATCAGCGGCATGCGCTGCATGTCGTGGGTGATCTGGGCGCGGCCGGGATCGAAAATGACCGGGTTGCCGACCTCAAGGATATCGCCACCAGTCGGGCGCCGGAAGACGATGCGATCAATGGTCTTCGTGCCGCCCTTGGCTGGCACGGTGATCGGCACAGCGAGGACGTGGCTTACGCCATCATCGCCATATCGGATCGGCCCCTCGAACGCTTCGACCTGCGCGGCCGTCTCCGGATTCGGCTCCAACGGCGGGTCGGAGAAACCCTCATCCCCGACCATCAGAACTCACTCCCGTCCATGCCTTCCCAACGGATCCGCACCTGTCCCTGCTCGGCGTTCAGCTCGTGCGCGGCCTTGGTCCAGGCGTCGAACAGGGAATAGCTGGCCCCGTTGGCCAGCGCCGCCACCACGGTGGCGTCCGTGATGTTGTCGAGGTCTTCGATCGACATGCCCTGCACGAGCGTGAAGTCGCCCTCGATGTACTGGACGCGCGGCTTCTCCATGAAGCCATGGGTGCGGTCGAGGCCGGCGATGCCGGTACGCTCGACCTTCGACAGGCTGACGGTCAGGTTGCCCTTCAGGGCGAGCTGACCGCCGTCCATCGTGATGTATGCCGTGCCGGCGACCCGGTTCCTGCTGGCCATGGCCTAGCCTCCGATGATGGGAAGAGCCGCGAGGGCTCGGTGTGAGCCCGCGCGTCAGGCGCGGCCGTACTGGAGCCTGAACTGATTCAGAACGGCGAAGGTGCGGAGCCCGTTGATCAGGTCCGGCGGATAGATGACGTTGAGCCGTGTCGGGATGTTCTGGTCTCGCGTGACCGACAGGGCGTTCTTGAACGCAGAGTAGTTCTCGACGAGGCCGTCGGCGATGCACGAGCTGTACTCGGCGAGCAACTCCGCCTTCGCCATCGACGGCACCAGGATCGGCTGTCCGGTTGAGAACGCGGTGCCATCGTCACCCAGCTTGTGCCGCGGGTACTTCGACGTGATTGAGGACCGCATGCGTCGGATAAGACGCGCGTTGGTGAACTGCGTCGTCACCAGCTCGAACGCATCGTCGGACTGGCCGTAGAGGTTGGTCTGGTAGGTGGTCTGCTCGCGCAGCACGATCATCGTGCCTTCGCGGTTGACCGTCTGGATCGCAAGGCCGGCCTTGGCCATCGCTTCGCGCTGACCGAAGTTGAACCGGTCCTGGCGCCGCGCCGGCAGCAGGCCGGTGAACTCTAGCGTCTGAAGCGGCCGGGCCGGGTCAGCGTAGAGCGCGTCGGCGGCGAGGGCGCAGTAAGCTGCAGCGATCTCCCACGTCGGCGCCGGGGTCATCACCTCGTGCGACATGATCGAGGTGACTGGCGAATTGCGGCTCGCGCCGAAGGTCAGCTGATCGCTGTACAGACCGCGGCGCGCAGAGAAGATGCCGCCGTAGAGCTGCCGCTGGTAACCCCAGCGGCCGGAGACGGTGAAGCCGTACTCGATTTCCCAGAGCGCGAGCGTCGTGGAATCCGTGTAGGGCAACGCCACGTAGTCGTAGGTGTCGTCGCCCAGCGCGGGGATGGCGGCGGTATAGTCCGGCGAACCGGTGCCGCCCGACATCGCGGTGTATGTCAGCACGAGCCCGGCGGGCAGCACTTCGTTGCCGAGCGCGCCGTAGTAGCAGTCCAGAAGGACGATATCGTTGCCGGTCGTGCCCTTCCAGTTGCAGGTCAAGTTGACCTTCGCGGTGTTGGTACCATCGACCGCCGCAGTGACCGGCAGACCGCCGTTGGCGTTGATCGCGGCGGTGATCTTGGTCGCGAGCTGCGCAGCCGTGTCCGAGCCGGTTGCCAGGATGTTGACGACCTGCCCTGCGATGTAGAGCGGGATCGTACCAGCCGTGGTCGGCGCAGTCGTCACAGCGATTGCGCCCGCTGCGGCTACGCCCGCCGCCGGATCTGCCACCGCCATCATGTAGCAGAGATGGTTCGGCGCGATCTTGAAGAACGCAATCGCCATGCGGTGAAGCATGGACCCATAACCAAACAGGGCAGCAGCGTTCGAGGGCGAGCCGACAGCGATCGGCACGTTCTTCTGTGCGACGCCAGGCGCCAGCATCTGCCCGGTGAGCAAGGCAGGTTCGTCCTGCGTGTTGAGCCCGGCCTGGCTGCCGTCCACCACGAGGTAGAACAGCGGCTGCTTCAGGCCGGCCGGGATATCGGTGAGGGCAGCGGACGGCATGGATTAGGCCTCCTGGGCTTTGCCCGGGGCGGGCGAGGACGCGGTGGTGGCGGGGGCGGCGCGGCGGCGCGCGGCAGTGTCCTGCGCGGCGGCATCCGCATCGTCCTCATCCGTCCGGCGGATCACACCGTCCAGGATGAGGCGCAGCGTGTACTGATCGGCGATCCAGTCCGCGCCGCCCTCGTCGGGCATGGGCCCCTCGATCGGATGCGGCGGGACGACCATCTTCTTGGAGGCGGGCTCCACGTGAAACTTCATGGCGTCTCCTCCTCGGGGACTTCGATGATGAAGGTCGGGTCGGTCGGCAGAGGCTCGCCACGCCGCTTCAGCGTCACGGCCATGCTCTCGAAATTGTCGGGAACGAACGGCGGGAAGCTGACCCAGGCCCGGAATGTCATCTCCAGGCGGAGCTCCGCGAAGTATGTCTCGCCATCCTGCGGGTAGATCCGACGGCGCGTGATGCCGGTGACGTGCTCGAACAGCGGATATCGGAGCGGGTCGTCTTCGCTGCGCGACGGGTCGCCCTTGCGCGTGAATGTCGGATCGCAGAGCAGCCGCTCCTCAATTGCATCGACCGCGGCATCGTTCTGCCCGTCCAAGACCAAGGGCGTATCGAATCCCCGCATATCCGAGATGCCGATCGTTACCTCGACGTCGAATGCGGGCTCGCCGTCGCCAGCCTTGGTCAGCCGCTCGCCCATGATGAACACGGACAGCTGCGGCAGGTCGGACGGCTGCTGCTGCGGAAGCGGCACGCGCCGAGGCAGCTTCTTGTAGCCCGGCAGGTCGGAGAGGCGCTCGACGATGGCCTCGCGGATGTCCCACGCTGCCGTCGTCACGGGCCGATCACCTTAAGCGACAGTGAGGTTCCGCCTTGGCCGTCGTCGTCGGTATCCTCGACCTCGCAGATGCCGATGCGCGGCAGGCTACCGACGGCGAAGAGCTCGATCAGGTCGCCGGGCGCCGGCGGGATGGTGAAGTCGCTGGCCTGGATGCCTAGGCTGTGCACCTGAGAGGACATGATGCCCTCCTCAGTTGGCACGTCGACCGGCCGGCTCGCCCAAACGCCTCGTGAGGCATAGGGCTGGCCGGCCGGGATGGTCTGACCACCCTCGACGCGCGCGGGCTGCGAGGCCTGCGGCGTCACGATGACTGGCCGTGCGAAGATGTCGATGCACGGCGCGAGCGTGAGGGCGGCGAAGTCGATCACGGCGTCAGGCGGCGCGCGGGATCAGGCGGACGCGACCGACAGCGGACGGGTTCGCCGCCGGCTCGGAGGCATAGCCGATCAGCGTGGTGCTGGTGTTCGACGTGGTGGCGTTGCCGGCGGCCGGATCCCAGTAGATCGCCTGACCGACGGTCCAGGCCTGGGCCGAGACCTTGGGCAGCTCGAACACGCCAGTCGTCTTCACGGCGACGGGTGCGCCCTGCGGCTGGGTCGTGGTGGCGATGCCGATCAGCAGGCCGATGATGACCGGCAGCCCGCTCACGGCGCCGCCGGTCGGGGCCGGCACGGTGAGGGTGTCGGCTTCCTGGATGAAGTATTTCATGGCGCGCTCCTGCGCCGGCGGGACGCGCCCGCGCGGACCGAGAGATCAGGGATGGGTGAGGATGCGGCCGGCTATGGCGGCCGGCCGCGCGGCGATCAGGCGCCGACGTTGCGGTAGAGGCCGC